ATGTTAGCGTTACGGTTTACGCCGTACTTAATGCCCTAGCGGCGGCGGTGACTATGGTCCTGCGCGTGCTATCCCAATCACCTAAGCCTGCCTGATGCGACCACGGTCGCAATGGGTCCTTTGGCGCTAGATAGTGAACTACGGGTGGCTAAACCGCAGGAAGTCGCTCGTTGAAAATTTTTTTTGATTTAGGGGGTTTCCGGTTTCCGGTTTTTGACCATGAATGAGCAATCTATTTTATCCAGACAAGAGGTTCACGCAGTCGGATATAGCAAAGCTCCTTGGCATCTCTGAAAGGCAGGTCCGAAACCTTACGCAACAAGGGATCCTGCCAGCCGCCAAAGGGCGCGACGGCATGAATCCTCTCGCATGTAATCATGCGTACATTACTTATAAATCACAGCTTAAAAGTCCCACACAAGAACCGGAAACGGAGGAAGATGAGGACGAAGAAATGGCGCGTGAAGAGCAACGACTCAAGCTTGAAGAGAAGCGAGAGAACATTGCGATGAAGCGAGCTAAGCGTGTGCTATTTGAAAAGTCATATGCACCTATCGAACTTATTGTCGAGACGCTTCAGCAATTAGGCGGTCGATTGGCAAGTCGCCACGACTCTCTTATCCCGAAGATGAAAATCGCATATCCAGACATGCCGCCGGAAGTGCGCGAGGTACTGGAGGCAGAACTCACGGCAGCAGTAAATGAATGTGCAGACATCCTCCCTGACCTCTCAGATTACATGGACAGCGATCCGGGCAGCAGTCCGTCGTGGCTTGTCGGGGATGAAGAGAATTCTACCAGTTACAGGGACTGAGTGGTGCGATAAGCATTTCCGATTACCTGCTGGCTCATCTCAGACAGCAGGCCAATGGACAACAATGCCTCTGCAGGTTGTTCCATTAAATATGATGTGTAACCGAGATATACGGTGCGTGACTTGGCAAAAGTCAGCCCGTATTGGTTACTCCAAGGTTTTAGTTGGTTCCGTGAGTTGTTTACAGGCTCAGTACGGAAGCAACATTGCGATTTACCAGCCAACAGAAGACGACGCAAAAGATTTCACGATTGATGAAATCGACGCAGCATGGGAAGAAATGCCCATCATGCGGAAAATCTTTCCGTTTCTGTTTGCGAATAATGAGAAAAACACCACCAAAAAGAAGGTGGGGTTAGGGTGGACGCTCGATATTAAAGGAGCTGGTACACCAAAAAACATGCGCCGCATGACCAAATCTGCAATTTTTGGTGATGAGGTTGACGGTTGGGATTGGGAGCTAGGCAAAGAGGGCTCACCAATCAAACTGGCTCGCACTCGTTTAGAGGGTGCAGCGTTCCCGATGGAGCGTTGGGGAACAACTCCAACGATTGCAGGGGAATCACATATTGAAAACTTAATGGCTCAGATGGATCTGACCTTTAGGTTTTATTTGCCATGTCCGCATTGTGGGCATGAGCAAGTTTTAGAATGGGGAACTCCTGATACCAAGCATGGTATGAAATGGGATAACTCAAAAACCAGCATAAAAGCAAAAGCCAGACCACCGAATTATTCATGCATTAGCTGTAATGGCAAAGGTGATCATCAAGGTAAGATTTATTACAACCAACTATCCAGCATGCAAAAGGCTGGTCGTTGGATTGCAGAAGATGGAACGTGGACCAAAGACGGGATTAACTTTTTCTCTGAATCAGGTGAAGCAGAGCCTACTCCTGAAACAGTAGGCCTACATTGTTGGGCCGGATACAGCTTGAACCTTTCCTCTGGTTGGATTGGTTTGGTTAAAGAGTTTTTAAGCTGTAAAGGCGATCCTGCAAAGCTAAAGCCATTCATCAACCTAGTGCTTGGTGAACTATGGGAAGGCGATAATCGCGATAAGCTTGATTGGGAAACGCTCCAAACACGCCGCGAAATATGGTGGAAAGGAAACAGACAAGATAACCCTGTGCCGGATCGAGCAAGCGTTCTTACTGGTGGTATAGATACCCAAGACGACCGTGTTGAAATATTCGTGTGGGCGTGGGGTAAAGGTGAAGAGTGCTGGCTTATTGATCATATCGTTTTGCTCGGTGATTTATCGAGTGACGAACTTAAAAAGACAGCAGGCGAAAAGCTTTACAACCAATATAAAAAAGCAAATGGCGAAACTATGGATGTCCGTTTGTGGTGTTGGGATGCGATGGGACACAAAACAGATGATGTTTATGAAATGAGCCGCCGCCATGGTTCGCTTTGGGTTATTCCAATTCAAGGTGAAAACCAATATGGCAAAGCCATTGCAAACTTCCCTCGTAAGAAAAACAGCAAGAAAGTCTACCTAACTCGATTAGGTACGGATGGCATCAAAGCTCGTTTATATGGTCGTCTTGGTTTACAGCCATCACCAAAAGGTGAAGCAGTACCTGGATGTATTCATTTTCCGGTTGATGATGCAATTTGTGGCGACGAGTTCTTTAAACAACTTTGTAGCGCATCCAAGAAGCTGGAAATTAAAAAGAATGGCCAGCGAGCTTGGCGTTGGGTTAAGCAGTATCACCCATTTGATGAAGCATTGGATGGTTGGAACTATGCTCATGCCGCTTTGAATATTCTGGTGCAAAGGTTTGGTTTCGTCTTAACAGAGCCGGATCCACTTCCTCAGAGTTCATCACCAAAAACAAGCAGTATTCGCGCCGCAGCAGAGCGGTTAAAAGGAGGCTAAGTGTCTTTACAAGATAAATTGAGACAGGCCGAGGATGCTTATCACAAGCTCCAAACTGGCACCATGGCCGTGTCCATAATGAAAGATGGTCGACGTGTTGATTTTAATCGCGCCAATATCCATCAACTCAAGAATTACATTGATGAATTAAAAGCGCAGCTTGGTATGACTAATGTGCGTCGTCGACCACCTGCAGGAGTGATTTGCTAATGACTAACCAAATTCTTGCAGCCGATGGCGTAACACCATTACGTAACACCATTCCTCAACGTCAAAATGCGGTATTTCGTGGCGCAGGCGCAGGCTTTGGTGGTCAGCTGCGAGATTGGAATCCGCAATTGCAAAGCGTGGATGATGCACTGTTACCAGTGCTGCCCCAAGCGCAGGCAAGAGCAGATGATGTTATTCGCAATAATGGTATTGCCGCTAACGGCATTCAGCTCCACCAAGATCACATCATTGGCTCAGAATATCGTCTGAGTTATAAGCCCAATTGGCATTTGCTTGGCATTAAGCCTGATTTGGGTTTTGTAAAAGATGTTGAAGCAGTTTTCCGAGATATTGCCGAAGACCCTAACTGTTATATCGATGCAGAACGGAAACGCACATTCACAATGATGATGCGAGAGTCCGTTGCTACGCATGCTTATTCCGGTGATGTGATGGCAAAGCCGGAAATGATTCAAGATCCGCACTCACCATTTGCGACTTGTATTCGCATGGTTGCGCCAAAGAAAGTAACCAATCCCTCTCGGATGATGGACACCAACCAGTTTAGAGCTGGCGTGGAGTTGAATCACTTAGGGCAGGCGATTGCGTATCACGTAGAACAAGGTGGTAACCGCTTTGGTATTGGGCGTGAGTGGCGACGAGTTCCTAAGCGACTGCGTAATGGTCGCATTGGTTTCATTCACGTGTTTGAACCGATTGAATCAGGTCAGACGCGAGGTGTTAATAAGTTTTTGAGTAGCTTAGAGCAAATCAAAATGCTCGATACTCTACAAAACACCACATTACAAAAAGCTATCGTGAATGCGATGTACGCTGCGAGCATTGAGTCAGAGTTAGGCTCAGAAGAAGCGATGCAGTTTTTACTTGGTTCAGGGCAAGGCGGAAATAATGGTAACCCATTAGATACGCTGTTAACTGGCTATGGTGATTACTACGCAGTGAACAATGTTAAGTTAGGCGGCGTTAAGCTTCCTCACTTATTCCCAGGTGACAAAATCAATATTCATTCTGCAGGTAGTGCAGACAATGGATTTGCTGATCTAGAGAAATCAATCATTCGCTATATAGCGGCAGGCTTAGGGTTAGATTACTCGCAGCTGTCTCGCAATTATAGCCAGATGAGCTACTCGACTATTCGAGCTGCAATGAATGACTCTTGGCGTTACTTCATGGGCCGTCGCAAGATCATCGCTAACCGATTTGCCAGTTTAATCTTTGAATTGCTATTTGAAGAGATGGTGATTCGCAAGTACATCACTTTACCGTCAAAAGCTCGTTACTCTTTCCAACAGCGTCGTCATGCATGGACCCGTTGTGATTGGATTGGTGCTGGCCGTATGGCTATCGACGGACTGAAAGAAGTGAAAGAGGCCGTTCTACTGATTGAGTCAGGGTTATCGACTTATGAAGAAGAAGCCGCGAAGCTCGGTAAAGATTATCAAGAGCTGTTTGCTCAGCAGGTTAGAGAGTCAGATGAGCGGAAAGCAAAAGGCTTACCGCCACCAAGTTATATGAAGCTTGACGGCTTTGCTCCAGAGCAACCAGAAGGACAAGTTAATGGTTAGAAATTTAGCTCACATTGCCAATTTGGCATTTAACCG